GAATTATTGCCTTGACCAGTTCCACCTTGCAGCGCACTACCTGAAGTGCCGCCTCCAGAACCTCCAGCACCTCCAGCAGATGAAGTGCCAGCCCCGCCCGGGTTAGTGCCAAGACCAGCATTTCCGCTAGAACCACCGCCAGCACCGCCACCAAAAGTACCACCGCCGCGAGTACCGCCGCCTCCAGAACCAGCTATTAAGACTGCATTCCCTTGTGCTACAGACGTCGTAAATACGCCAGAATAGCCACCGCCGCCACCACCAAATCCGCTAACCCCAGCGCTACCCCCTTGACCAACAATTGCATAAAATGTTGTGCCAGGTGAGACAACAACAGTTCCGGCAACAAAACCTGCTCCACCGCCGCCAGCACCATCAACACCACCAGAACCACCACCACCAGCCGCCCATATCTTAAATTCAACGGTTCTGCTAGTAGTAATTGCTTGCATGATTTTTGAGTAAGAAAACATTAAAGCCTCTTATGGTGTGTAATTCTGAACAAAATTTCCATACCAATTAGTACCGTCAGAAACAAAAGTCAGAATATCCATTTTTGCAGCAGTAGCCGTAATTGTTGGAGCAGTTCCACCAGAAAATTTAACGCCAGTAAACGTAGCAGTTCCGTTACCAGTAGTTGCAGCTTGCTTTAACAATAAGATGAACGACTTACCAGCCGTAGCCGTAGGCATAGTGAACGTACAAGCAGTAGAAGCCGTTAGAGTGGCTGTCTGAACTGTACCGTTAGTTAATGACAATGTACTTGCCGTAGTTACCGTACCAATAGAAACTACACCTTCAGTATAGTTATTGACTGTTGGATTAGTCAATGTAGAGCTAGTAGCTGTAAGAGCACTAATAGAAGCACTTGTAGCAGTTAAAGCAGCAATAGTCGCACTTGTTAATGTGATAAGTGAAGCACTACCACCAGATTGAATCTTGTCAGTATTAAGATTTGTAAAGTTGGCATCAACTTCTGCATAACTAAGAGCCGAACCTTTACCAGCACGAGTAACGATAGTAGACATAATTTACTCCTTACGCCAAAGTTACTGAAAGATTCGTAGCAGTTATCTTAAAGATATCACCGTTAGAAATAGTCTTACTTGTATCTAATGCCGAGTGATACAAGAGATTACCTGCCGTTACAGCGTCACGAATACCAACGTGAGTGATAATTCCCCAATCAGCCGTACATTGAGGAAACTCAATCGCAGAGCTATTAGACGTAGCACCGTTAGATGGTGAGCTAAATGTGATCGATTGACGAACATACGAGCCACCTGTTACCTCAGTACCAGTATCCGCATCAGTCGGATCATTGGTATATAAAGCTAAGAAGGTAGTAGTCGGTGCTGTGTAGCTAGTAGCACGTAACGTACCGTTAATTAATGCGTTTTCCAAATAGTTCGAAATTTCAGCCATGATTTACCTCACAGACATTGACATAGGTTGACCACCGTATTCACCATTCTGGTCGGCAGTAGAAATTGCTGTAATGCTACGATCATACAAAGCAGCCCATGTTTGAAGTCGTGCATCATTCATCAAATATGGTTCAGCTTCGCCTAATGCCGCATACAGCAAAGCATCAGGATAATTAGTTAAGAATACGTTAACAATATTGCTATCGGATAGATACGCAGGTTTACCGTAATACAGCATCTGAATACTGTAGGTAGTATCAGGTATGGGAGCAAACTGAATCTCTGAAGCCAGAATCGTGTAGTTCAATGGCTTACCTGAATCAGTAGTCCTAGCTATTGCATAGAATGAATTAGGTGAAAGGTAAGTTACTGAAGAAGCTGGAGTAGTACGTAGATGTACGTCACGCATCTCTAGGAAGTCCGTAGGCAAGCCTATAGTCTCCTCACCTCCTGTGGTATCAGCACGAGCCACAATGAGCATCTGACGCGTTCTGATGTCTCTACGGAGCCGTTCCTCAGCCAATTGGATAAAGTCCGGTATCTGTGCAGTCAGATCACTACGACCTAAGTAACTCGCTATCGTAGATTTTAACGAACTGTAATCCGTCATAACTATTTCCCTGAGTTGTGTCTCTCCACAGCACCATCTTCTACATCATCCCATCGATACTCATACGTACCAATGTGACCAATATGCATAGACAGACTGTGATCTACATACGTCTGGAATCCACTATCTTGAGCCTTGATGCAGAAATGCACATCTTCGCCAATAATGCCTCGTGAACTCCAACCTACGTCATACCACGGCTTTTTAGTAGCCTCGAATACATCTTTGTGGATCATTACTACACCACCACCTACAGCCGTACAAGGCTCGATACCTTCTTTACCTTTAGAGTCTATTTTATGCCAAGCATAACTAATAATGTTGCCATTTTCGTCTTTATTTAGCTCTAAATCCAATGCTGTAGGTAACGTAGGCTTGCGTCTAGTTACTGCATTAACTCCGACAATCGGTACTTCTCTGCTTAACAATATATCTATCGTATCGCTAGGGAACCGCATATCTGAATCAATGAACAGAATGTAGTCACACCCATCAGCTAACGCAGCCTCAACCAGCTTTTCTCTCTGGTCAAATATCAACGTACCAGCCATTGTGTATAACTTTAAGCCGTTCTCACCTGTACCACACCGAAACTTACTATCTCGTCCTACCATCTTTGCAAAGTCAAACGCAAAGCCAGTATGAACCTCGTCTCTAGCTGGAACGCATACACCTACTGTTATACCCATTAGATATTACCCCTATAGACTTTCCATTGTGCATTATCGGAATCATTGAGCCACTTAGCAAACGCAGTATCATCAATAATTACAAAACCCCTCATAATACCCATTTTATTTAAGGTATCTATTACCGTAAAAGGTATTCGAGCTACGTGATGTAATTCTTTAAGATTTCCTTGTCTTGCCTTGTCTGTCTCTCTGATGTAGTTGTTACTATCAAGTATCTCAGTAACATCCTGTTTAGTCTCGATGATAATGCCACCATCACCGTCCGCATGTACAACCTGTTTTCTAAAGTCCATAAGTCCTCGTAAATGCCCCCAATCCGAAGATCAGGGGCAGTCTTATTACAGAGCCATGTTCAAGTCAGCAACGATACCGTGAGCGGCTTCGTTCTTAACTTCCAATGTGCACTCAACCAAAATCTGAGTCTTGTCAGCATCACCAGCTTTTGCAAGCTCGTTAGTCATGAAAGGACGCAGATAAGCGATTGCAGCGTACTCAGGATCAAGTACCAGTGCATCACGTGTACGCATGAAACGGTTAGGAACAACACTCATAGTACCGAAGTCTGACAAGTAAACGTCAGCAGCACCAACGATAGTAGCTTGACCTTGAGCACCACCACCACCAGCATTGACGTTATAACGGTAAGCAGACAGACCTGTAAAGCTAGATACTTTCTGTTTACCAGCAGCACCAACCATCAGAATCTTAGGTACGCCACCAGAAGTAAATACCTCAGCAACAACTGTTTTCAACAGAGCTTCAGTAAATGTACGTGCTGTACCGTCTGTACGAGTCGATACGCCGATTGTCGTAGGATCAGCACCGCCGCTACCAACATCAGAGTTAGTCTTGATCCATGACAGCAAAGAAGCCATCTTACGAGCAGACGAGTTAGACGAACCAACAGAAGCACCTTGATTGCTCAAGAGGATAGTCTCGAGGTCACGCTTTAGCTCTTGTGAAGCCTTAGCTAATTGGTATGCCTTCTCAGACTTACGACCTGCTTTGTTAACTGTGTCCAGAGTGCCGGAGACTTTGATAGTCTTTTGCAGAATCTGTGTGTAGTTACCCAAACGAGTAGTTGGTGTCAAAGTAGCATCGGATGCGTCTGCCCCCTCAACGGCAGCATTGTTTGTTGTCGCACTGGCAAGTTGGTCCGTCTGCCATTCGTGCCTTACTGCCGTTGCCTTTGTCTTGCCAATACTGGACATGAAGGGCACTTCCGTAGGGCTGATATCATAGATGATGTCGGTCAAATCTTCACGCTGACCGATTGCGTCATAAGCATTATAAATAGCCATGATTCAATTCCTTATAAAAATCGTTCAAATACGTTAGCTGCATCGCGGATACTTCCGCTTGATTTAGCTCGCGCCTTTAGTTTCCGTGTTTCTTCAGCACTACTATCTCTAGGTTTGCTTACGCCTGACTTAATCGCTTTAGGAGCCTCGTTCACCTTCTTGGTGATAGCTGGCTTACTTGCGACTAACTTGTCGTACTGCATAGCCTTATACAGAGTTAGTACAGCCCGACTATCATAGACAGCCGCCAATTCGTTATCAGAGAATCCAATCTGCTTACCAAAAGCTCGAATATCATTTCTGATAGCCTCACCCTTAGCAGGATCAGAGAATTCAGGGATATAGCTAGACAATTTCTGCATTTCCTCAGCCACTACGGACTGCATCTGTGCCTGTCTATCCTGTTCCTGTTGCTGATTGATTCGATGTCTCTCAGCTTGTACAGCAGCTAGTTGCTTATCTCTCTGAATCATCTCAGCTACCTTTACAGAGTATCCAATAGGATCAGTCTCTTTCAGGTACTCAAGATTTTCCTCTTGTTGAGGAACAAGCATTTGCTCAATCATCTCTAATCGTTGCGCATACGTATCACGCATCTGTTTAGCTTCTTGAACCGCTTGACGCTCTGCCTCTACGGCTTTGCGCTCCTCAGCTACTGCTTGCGATTTCTTGGTGTAATCTGTGCCAAGTTGATAAGACTTGATAAGCTCATTAAGCGTTACCTCACGTTCTTCTCCGGCTGCTTTAACCAGATACGTGGGCTGCTCTTGCTCCTCACCGTCATCATCTTGTTCTACCTCAGACTCATAGTCTGATTCGGCATCGCTTTCGTTAGCTTCTGAAGCGGATTCTGGTTGTTCCTTGTCGGAGCCATCTTCCCGATCCATCATGCTCAAGAAAGCGTTAGCTGCACCTTCTACCGTTAACTCACCACTACCCTCGGGTGTCGTGTTCTGAGTATCGCTCATTTATGTTTCCTTAATTATATCGCCAACCGGACGATTCGGACTACAAAATCTTTAACTTTTTTTCGTCAATGATCTTCTGATCTGCTAAACCCTGAATATGGTTATCAATAGACTCTAAAACCCTGAGACGCAAATACGACTGCTCACGTACCTCTACATCTGCATAATCACTATTTAGAAACTTGGCTAACTCAACACCCCTGAGCTCTTCCATCATCTCTATGAAGTAATCGTCTCTCAGTAAGTTGTTAGCCCAGTCTGATTTCTTCATTGCATAGCCTTAGTCAGAGAGCCTAGTTCACGTAAAGCCTTCAGCGTTAACTCAGCTTGCTTGTTCTTTGTATCCTCGTCAGCCAAGTCCATAGCCAGTATAGTCTGTAATTGCTTAACTGCTAACTCAGCTTCTCTGATACGTAGATCATTGGCATCGTTCTGGTTCTTCATCTGAAGCTCTATACCCTTGCTCGTATATTCGGCTTCGAGTGTCTGTCTCTGCAGGTCAAGTTTTGCCGCATCAATCTGAGCTTTTGCCTGTATCTTTTCTGTTTCCACCTTTGCCAACATCTCAGCAATCTGTGCCTGTGCGTCCGGTGTAGGAGGCTGTGGCTGAGACAATGCCGCATTTTGTTCCGGTGTGATCTCATTCATAAACTCGTTAGCATCTTTGAAACCTGCTGACTCAATGAACTTAGCTAGTGTATTGCGGTACTGAGCCACAGATACCAATGGGTTAGATGGACCATACTGCTGAATGATCTGCTCTTGTTTCGCTAGAACCATCTGCAACATAGCACATTGCTCAGAATGTCTGGATCAAGTCCTTGCTGTGCATCGCTAACGCCTGTACGTTTAGCCTGAACTGCATCCAAGTATTCCAGCATTGGCATGGCTTGACCGAATGTACTCTGAACCGTTAACGGAACTAGAGCATTAGGATTCTTGATGCGGATAATTCCACCCGGAGTAGCATTGAGCAAGTCATCCATATTGACCTGACCATCTACAGCACCTACTCGATTGTTGTTAGTTAGATACAGATTGTCTAAGCTCTGACGTGTAATCGTGGACTTCTGTAACTGAATATCCATCGTCCGATCTGCCAGAGATTGACCGAAGAACTTATGCGGTACAGGTATAGGACAGATAGAGTGGAATGGAACATAGTCTGTTTCCTCATCCTCAAGTATCTCAGAGCCACAATAGACAATACGCCTCAATTCAGCGATACCGTCATCATCTTCGTCAATACGTATATAGCATTCGTAGACCTCTAGAACCTGCATAGAGAAGTCTAGACTTGTGTTCTGGTCTGGCTGTTCACCATTAGGGAACCTTGCGATACGCTCTGCATTGAACTCAAGATCGTTATATGTTGGCAATTCGTCAACTACATCCTGATCGTAGCCAATAGCAATTAACTCTGAACGAGTCATCAAGCGACGATGCGCTACAAAACTAGCTTGGTCAATAGTCTTGGCTGACTTGCTGATGAGGAATTCTTCAGGTGGCACGTTCTCAATACGCACCTGACCTGTTTCTTTAATACGCTGTACCTGAACTTCAAACTTAGGGATTTGTATGACATTACCCATCATGTCCGACATTTCCGTATATTCTATTTTCTGTTTGGTAACTTTTAGAGTCTGATCCGATAGCAATAAAGCCAGTTCATCCTCTGACAGATTCTGGTATTCTTCCTTCGTTACGTCTGTAGACTGATCCCAATATGACTTAACTACGCCAACCTTTTGCAGCAGAGCATCTTTAAACCAGTTGTGGAGAATAAGCATTCCATCATTATCACGATAGAAAGCCCAATTACAGTAGTCTGTAGCCTGTCTAGCTGACTCCTCATCACCCGGACTCTTAGGCTCGAAATAGACAATATCTTCGGTAGTCGTAAATACACGCATTAACTGTGGCAATGCACCATCGATAGCCTCAGCTACCTCACCAGTTACGATCTGGCTGCGACCTTCTTGTTCATTACCGTAGGGATACCTTAAATAATATTCTAAGGCTCTCTTACGATCTTCGGTAGTCTCGGTATCAAGATAGCCAATAGAGTTATCTATTTCGTTCTCGATAATGCCTTTTACTTTGCCTTCATCCATCATAATGCGTTCCTCTTAGGATTTTCGCAATTATACAATCCATTTAGTGTTAATGGGCAAATCTGACTGCCATGAAGTCTCGTCTTGGTCAAGGCTTATTGCTAAGTACCTAAAAGCGTCTGCTGCATGGCTAGACCAGTCATGTAATGGCTTGTCGTAGAACACTTGCTGTCTCTCGTTGTACTCTCTACGGTAGTTCCTGAGCGCATCTAAGCCTGTCTTAACTTTATGATCGAACCAGCATTGCGGTAGTAGCCTTCTAACGGCTTGTATGCCGTCTGCAACCGACAATCTAGGAGCTACAGTTATATCCAGTCCTGCTTCCTGCAAAACCTCTTTACGGCTCTTTCCTGTGCCTAGCTCTCTGACTTCGACGTCATGAGGCAAGAACTGCGTGTAGCCTTCGTAGCCGTTATCCTTGAGCCAGCGTACATACCAGTCCAGACCGACACCGTGGTTCTCCGTAAAATCAATGAGACGTACTTCTTTTCCAACCACCTGAGCAACCCACAGACTAGTAGAATCGCTAATCCCCAAATCCCAAGCAACATAAGACTTACATAAGTCATCAGGCTCGATAGTGGTGATCCGGTTCTTCTCCTCAAGATTGTTGATAATCTGCCCATAATAAGAACCCTCTACGGCTGCGTCAAAGCTGCACTCAAACTCTTGGTTATACTTGTCATCGCCCATTTCCTTACGAGCGTCTTTGAGTTCCTTAGCCGCTAGTATCCCTGTATCACTAGCCTTGAACTCTAATAATGCCCATCCTTCAGCAGTCTTAGCCCTGTCTCTGAACTCTGCAAAATGGTTCCTCCCTTTAGGTGTACCAATGAATAAGCACCACGTAGGGCTTTCATCAGTATTTCTATCCGCTAATGCTGGACGTATAACCTCGTTCCATATCTTAGGGTTTTGATCGCCTATCTCGTCTAAGATAACGCCATCAAAATACTGCCCACGCAAGCTATCAGCATTGTCAGAGCCGTACAAACTAATGCGCCTACCCCAAAAGTCAACTCTAAGCTCGCTGATGTTAGCCACAGCCCCAAGAGGACGAGTAAATTCCAGCAGGTAATCCCAAGCCACGCGTTTCGATTGAGCATAAGTCGGAGCAATATAGGCAAATCGTGGGTTTTGTTTAGTGCATTCAATGGCAGCCTTGATTAGATGGTTAATCGCGCTAACAGTCTTGCCCATGCGACGATGTGCAACTACTACTGTAAACCTGTGCTTGTCTACCGCCTCGTGAATCAGCCTTTGCTGCTCACGTGGCTTATAAGCTATCTCGATTACTTCTGCCATGTAACCACGTGCTGCTGAGGAGCACCATCAACGCCACTTATCTCAGTCCTAGCCAGCTTAGGTATATGGTACTCACTTAGCTTATTCATTAGATCAAGTGCCTTATAAGGATCATCCTGAGCCACCTCATTAAGCCATCTGTCCATGTTCCCTGCATTGCGCTCTAATAGGTTAGCAATAGCCTCTCGGACTATCTGAGTGCTCTTATTAGGCAATCCTTTAGGTCTACCCGGTCCTGCTAGTCCTTCTCCGATTTTCGGTGTTTCTTTAACAGTATTTGTTTCCATTTTTGCATTATCCTCTGGATGTCATGCTTACTTAGGCTGAAATATTGGATTCAATGTATATCCACCTTCTTTTGTTGGGTATGTTGCCTCACGTAAATCAAATACTTCAGATAAGAAATTGCCTTTTTTGCCTTTGCTATACCCCAATACAGCGTCATGTCCTGCATTTCTTACTGCGTGAGCAACTATATTTTCTTGAACAGCATACGGCAATGTATTGCCAGCTTTGCTATTTTTTACTATGTTATAAGCCATATCATAAGCATCTGATGAATCTAATCCATTATATTTTTCTAAAATTGCTTGTATAGATTCAATTTTCTGTGAGTTTTATAATATTTAGCAGAAGCTGATCCTTCTGGAAGATAGAAAACTCCTGTCCTTACTGATTCCATTCCTGATTGTTCTGGAACTTGATTTCTTTGTACTCGCATTAACAAACCTTCATTTGTAATTTGAGCATTTGGTGTATTTTGTACAGCAGAAATAAACTCGCTTGATTGAGGCAAATTAGTTTTCATTGGTATTTGACGAGCAACAGCCGGACTGATAGTTCCAGCAAATCCGCTACCTGCTTGCATTGCTTGCTGACCATACGGACTATTAATCCATGCACCTGATGCCATTTCCTGAGCAGTCTTAGGTTCACCCAATAGACCAACTCCAGCCCTTTGACGAGCCTCACTACCTAACTGAGCAGCAAACTCCTGTGGATTATTCATCAACAAGCCTAAACGAGCCGCTAAAGCCTGTTTTTGCTGGTCTATGTAATTCAATCCCTGTGTCAATAATCCGTCAGCCATACAATTATCCTCTGGATGTCATGCGGTATAAAGTAGTTGCTGCAATTCAATACTTAGGTATAATAATAGTTCATTAGGAGGAACTATGTTACCAATATATACAATT